AGTTCAGTTGCACCGCTTCCTTTTTTTCCAAAAACCGAAAACACATAAGCAGTACCCGAAACTGTAGTGATGGCTTGTGATAATTCGGATTGAGTTGAGCCTGTCACCACCGTTAAAAGGTCAGCCGTATTGCCACCCGCAGGGTCTAAAGTTGCAGTAACATTCGCCGAAATCGTTAAATTGGTTTTATTCCATGTGGTATTGAACGCCTCACTCTGCAAGCAAAGATTCGTCCCCGAAGGCTCCACCAATAACGCAGGACACCCCGTCACGCCGCCGCTGGTGTAGTAGTCCAAGCGAGGGATGCCCGATGCTACTGATGCAACCAAGCCAGCAGAATCAAACCGCCGTGCCTCGGTGTTGCGGGTAACAGTGAAGTCCCCCGCTCCGCTTGTTGGGATTTGGGAGTATAGTTTCCCCGTCTTGAAACGGGCGGGGACTATCAATAAGGAAGGCGTGGGCATATTAGAAATTGAATATTACGGCGAATCGGGCTTGCAGGCAACCGCTGACGGCGGCCTCTGCCGTTGCAGCACCATCCGTTGTCGCACGGGCATTGAAGGCATCCCACGCAAGTTGCGCTGGGGAACCTCCACCTGCAAACTGCATGGAGCGGGGGTAGCCGTAGCCGTAGCCGATTAGCATTACAGGAATGTGTAACCGATGACTGACCCTGCTGAAGGAGTGACCGCCGTAATCTTGCCGCCGTTCCTGCCCGAAATAACTATTCCAGCAGCAACGGACTTGCCGCTCAAAGAGTAGGCGGTGAGCAGGTCTTCGCCTCCCGAACCCGTCAAGGTCGTAAAGGTCGCAGCGGCATTGACCACGATGAAGTCAAATACTTGGCCCGAAACCGCAGCGTCCACGAATCGCATGGAACCGCCCTGTCCGAGCATTTGTTGAAGAATAGGTGTAGGCATTTGAGTTGCTTTAGGGTAAATGTAGATTAGGTCGGAATTTCACAAACGCTGTGGCTGTAGGGGATTTGGAACTGGAGCGTAGCCACCCACCCTGCGGTGCGGTCGTCACGGCTCTCTACGAAGCGTGTAAGGCTGACGCTGGTACTTAGTGTCCATTCTTGGCTTGGGTCGTTTGTGAGCGATGATATGAAGTCCTGAGCGATTTGCAGTTGGTCGCTTAGAACCTCGTCCTCGTTGTCTTGCCAACCCAGCGTTGGACTTCCCGAAACCACTCCACCCATCGAGGCAATGGATTCAACACGGTCACTGAAATATACACCAACCACCAAGTTGAGAGTGCCGCTATCAGTAGTCGCTGACTGAACATCCGCAAAGACGAGCGGATAGACGATGCGCTCACGGCTTGGGGTGCGAAGGTTTATCGTGTTGTCCGTCCCGATGGCAAGAGGGTCGCCCGTCCCGAAAGAATTTACTTGCGGGTGGGCATTTGCAAGCGCAAGGAGTGCTTGCTTGATTCGTATCCAAGACATAGGCTTGTAGTTTCAAAATGTTTTTAGAGTGCGCTCCCATCGTTAGCAGTTGTTGCAGTAAGGGTCGTAGCCATACGGCCAAGGTCTATCCAAGCCAGCACCACGGCGCAGGGTGCGAGCATCCAAGGCCATACCTGTGTTGTAATTCGTGCCGTTCGGATAAATAGTATCAAGGGCCGATGGCGGGGAGTTAAATAGCGGGTAATCGCTGCGGTTCTCCATTAAGTAGCGGGTAATCCTTTCGGAATACCATTCGGCATCGTTCTTGACTTTGTCCGTGAGCCTTGTAATCTCGTCCATGCTCATTTGAGTACTCTCTTCGCTGGTACGCCGAACCATGCCCTTGTTCATGTACTTAAACGCAAGCACCATGGGCAACTCGTAGTAGAGCCACTGCACCATAGCGGGTTGGATGTAATCCTCCAGCAGCGTGTTGTTCAAGGCCGTGGTTGTACCGCTGACCACCTGCCCGACCAATTCACCGTACAGGGCAGAGCCAACAATCGGCTGAATCCGCATTTCCTGAACCTTCACAATCGTGGGCCGAATCTGCGTAAAGGATACATTTTCATTTATTACGCTATTGTCCAAGAGCGTTTGCTCGCTTATGAATAGTGCCTTCATGCTTTGCTGATTTTATTGCCCTTACGAATGACGAGTTGCTGCTCCCAAACATGGCGGCATTGGGGGCGATTCACTCCGTTCTTCATGTGATACCAACCGCCTCTGCGATTCCAAACGGAGTAACCCATAATGCTGCTGATGCCGTCAATGTCATCCCTTGTGTAAACCTTGCCTTGGTCAGCCAAGTCCAACATCACCTTGCAGAACTCACGGCTCGTTGCCTTGTCCTTGTTGCTGAACCCTGCAGCCCAAGCGTATTTGTAACGCACCTCCAGCACAGGTTCGGCGACTTCCTTCACGCCCTTGGGTAAGTTTTTCTCAACGATTTGGTCGGCGGCACGGGCGATTGGGTAACGGTCTTTGGTAATCAAGTAAGCGACCCGCTTGGCGACCTTCGCTTTGCTGACTCCGAACTCCTTGGCCATTTCCTCTACCGATGCATCACGGTTCTTCTTGCGGTAGGCCACAATCTTTGCATCCAGTTCCTTTTCTTCCTCGCCAAGTTCGGCGAAGGCTTGACGGACTTGGGTGTCTAAGTCGGCATCAAACCGAATTGGCTTGGAATGCATGACAACGTACTCATCGCTGCTGCTCCCAAATTTACTTGCGACCACCTCCAAGACTTTGAACTCTTCGTCCCCCCAGCCGTAGTCCTCGTCATCTTCTTCGCCCCATGTTGGCTCGCTGAATGCTTGCTCTTGAACACCGAGCAGGGTGTTCACTTCTTCGGGAGTTAGGCCGAATCCCGATGCCAGCATCGTCCGTGCCATGTCCAGCGTGATTTTGTCTTGGGCATAGTGGCGAACAATCCGCATCAAATTTTGGTACTCCCTGCCCGACAACTTCTTGATGTTGTCGTTGCCCATAACCACAGGGGTTTGGGGAACCTCATCGGGTTGCGGATTCGTGCCAACCACATCGGCGGGTTGCTTTTCCAAAGGCGGCAGACCTGCCTTTTCTCTCAACTCTTCGGGGGTCATAATTTGCAGCAGGGCTTGCTCACTCAATCGTTCCGTAATCGGCTCCACGGGGATAAGTTCCATCCCCTCCACGCCGTTGAACGACCCCAAGTAGTTTATCATCCGCTCAACCTTCCGCACTCGGTCGTTGACATAGGTCGCTTTGAATAGTTCGTATGCCTCCACCAGTTCCTGCCTGCCTCCCAACTGTCCTTCGGTCTTTACGCCGAAGAGCATGGGGTTGACAACCCTGTGGCTGATAAAAATTTCTTGCTGGATTGTTTTGTTGAGAATATCAAACTGCTTGTCCATGTCGGACGGAGTCAGCGGTTCCAGCGTAGGCGCTTTGGTGACATCGTCATTGAACGTAACCACAAAGCGGCCAGCATTGTCAGTACCCGAAAACTTGCGCTTGATTTGGCGTTCAATATCGCTCTGCTCTTCAGGGGTCGGGATGCCGTTATTAAAGTTTATTAAGTACCCACCCCAAAAATTATTTCGCAGGTTCTGGTTGTGAAAATTGGCAATTTGACAATCCGCTTCGATATATGCAAGCCCTCCCATATATTCGGGTAGGGGATAAGATTTTACGCCTGCGGCATACACCCGATAGTAGAACAACTGCTTACCGATGCGGTTGTCAGGGTCAAAGGCGGGGATTTTCTCAACATCGCCAATCTTCGGGAATAGTTGAACCATGTCATCGTTGTACCACTCCGCCACTTGGAACATCCGCTCCTCTTTGTCAACCCGTATTTTTTCGAAGGGGATATGCTCCATCTTGGCGATGGTTCCCATTTTGTTCCAATGCACGCAGACGGCAAAGCCGTTAAAGATTTCTAAATCAAGGACGAGTTTTTCGGTGATGTCGTTAAGGTCGTCATGTTCGCTCAATCCATCAAAGAACTTGGCGTAACGGGCCTGCTGTTCCACAGTCATCTTATCACCGGGTTGCCATCCACCGCCAACGATGTAGTTCACTTTTCCGTTAACTATGGCGTTATGTTTTGAACTGCGGCGGTAGTTGTCCAACAGATAATAGGGGTACTCGTTAAACGCCCCGTAGGTGATGTACTTGCCCGCCTTGTTCTCCAACATGACAGGCACTTTGTGTTCTATCCCAAGCCATTGGGTAAACGATTGCTTTATGCTCATAGGGTGTGGGCGGTAAAGGTGAGTGCCGAAATCGTGATGGCCGAGCCACTATCCACGGCGTTGATGTAGATGGCAAACTCATCGTTTGCAGCACCTTGCAGAACGGTTTCGGTGAAGACCGCATGACCGTTATTGTGCGATAGCGTAAGGTCAGCCATGGACTGGGCGATGATTGTGCCGTTCTTAGCGATGTAGATTTTCACCTGATTCCCGTTGCCTTGCGATAGCACCATGTTCACCGACACCCGAAGAGACGCATTGGTTGTGCCTGTGTAGGTGATGGCGGTGGTTGTGCGGGTAAAGTTGTAGGTAGTCAGCAACCCCGACTCCATCGCAGAGGTCAACTTGACTGCACTCCCTTGGGTTGGCGTGAATGCGGTGTCCGTGTCAAGGTAAAGGTTGGCCACGCCCCGCTCACGGTCTAAAGTTGCGGTATCGGCAAGGTCATCAAAGAGGCCACCCACACGGGCGGCGGTGTTCGCTCCTGCTGCTGTTTCGGTGGTGATGGTTGCGGCACTTGCCTGCAACTGGCTTCGGGTTTGTACACTCATGCGAAGGATGGGTCAAAGGTTGAATCGAATATCTGCACGGCAGTCGCCGCATAGGGTTGATAGGTGATTGTATTGCTGTAAGTATTGTAAGTTAATGACACTACCTGTACATACGCCAAGCCCGTTTCAACCACCGCAAGGGCTGCACTAACCGTGCTATTGGTATCGTAAACCTCATACTTATACGACCCCGTTTCAAGAGTCCCGACAACGAGGGAAAATTTATCATAGCGTTCGGTGTAGTTGCTAAGGTTGGCCGATTTCAGCAGGGTAAAGTCGGTCGTGACGTTCTTGGCGATGTTGGTCAGGCGCAAGATGTAACGGTCCCCCGATGAGGCCCGCTGCGTCCAAGTGACGGTGATGGTGTTGGTGGTGTTTGGGGATAGGTATATCATCCTTCCCTTAAATGTAGGATGCGCCTGAATTTCACAATTTGCGCCCGATACTGCGGTACAACTTTGCCCTCCGCTCGGCGGTCTTGGCGATGTCAAATCGCTCACGGACATCCTTGCTCAACTGCACGGCCAAGGATTTGGCGTATTCAGGCTCGTTCACAAACTTGCGGACTGCCTTGTACCAAGCGTCCTTCTTCCCGTAGGGGATGACCAAGCCGTTGTGGCCATGGATGAGGATATCCGTGTAGGGGATTGTTTCCGAGGCGATAATTGCTTTGCCCATCCACCCGGCTTCCACGACCTTCAGTTCACTCTTGAGGCGGTTGAACTTGGTGTCTCGCAGCGGTGCAATAGTGGCGTTGATGAAGTTGTAGCCACCCACATAGGAATAGATGTCAGCGGCTTGGATGCGTCCGTAGTTCGCATTCTTGCCTGCACAGGATAGCATCTTCTCGTAATCTTCATAGACAGGGTTGTTGTCATTCCAACCGCCAAGGTAGATTTTGTATCTTCCGTCAAGGGAACGGTCGTGGGCAAGCAGGCCGAAGGAATGTTCCACCAAGGCGATGTCTTCTTGGTGCTGCGCCCCACCGAACCAGCCAATCTTGAACAGGTGCGGGTCGGGTTCTTCGCTTGGATTCGGCAGGTATTGCTGGTAAGCCTCGTATGGCTCATTGGGTAGGATGGTGACGTTCTTGTTCAGCAGGCGAATCTTTTGGGCCAAGTGTTCGGTTGTTGTCGTTACATGGTCAGCCAATCGGATATGCTCACGAATCTGCTCGTCAAGTTTGGTGGACAAATAGTGCCGATACATGATGTGTCCCGACTCCAGCACCCAATAGTCGTCAAGGTCCAAGATTACCTTCGCCCCAAACGCCGTGAGAGCCTTGTAAACGCCACGAATTTGCTCCAGCGTACCTTGACACCAAAGGCGGTTAAAAAGCCATACATCAACCGTTTTTAAGTCCTCATCATTGACGTTGCCGATGTTGTCTACGCACACGTAATCAAACTCGGTGTAATTGTCGCCCAAATAAGCGTTGGGCATCTCCAAACGGTAGAACGAGCAGCCCGTTGGATGGGCGTTGTAAACGATGCAAATCCTCATGGCGTAAAGGTACAAACAAAAGGGCCACCCCTTTCGAGGTGGCCCAGTCCACTAAACCATGCGGCGTATGAGAACCGCAGGTCAAAGATAGTTTACGAACCGCTGATTTGCGTTGACAATGCTGAGAAAGTTGCGGCTGCGATGAGCAGCATCGGATTTGTTTCCATGCCCGAAAGCGTCATCTCATAACCCGAACGGTCACCGAATGCAGTGCCTGTACCAGCAGTGCCTGCGGTTGCTTCCAAACCGTTGTCAGCACCCAACACCCAATATCGGTTGTTGTTGTCTTGAACGATTACCAGCAAGCGATTCCGAGCCAAGAGGCGCAGTTCATTCCTTACGGCAACCTGCAACTTGTTGATGGTAAAGGTCACTTCAGGGGTGTAGAATAGCGTGCCGTTCTCGACTGATGCGTTGAGCGTTTCGGTCATGCTGGACGTGGCCTTGGTCAAGTCGTACTCGAAGAACGAGCCTGACGCATAGCCTGTAAAGCCTGTAACCGTGCCGCTGCCGTTGGTATTCACGGAGCCTGTGGCGTTGAAGGCTTGGACGTAGATTGTTTTGATGCCGCCGACAGCATCGCGGCATCCGAGGGCGTAGCCCGTAGTTAAGGAGCAGGACATAGTGTATATTTTATTTTATGGATGGAACAAAATAACGGGGGGAAGTTGCCCTCCCCCCTTACACTTAGGCCAATTTGAAGTCAACAACGAGGTCGGGGTAGGCTACCTGCACACCAACCTTGAAGGCGGCTTGGAAGCGTACTTCGTCGTTGTCCTTGGAGTACCACAAGGAGAAGTTTTCCTCATCGGAGAGCAAGTCAGTTCCGTAGAAGAAGTTGCCGAGGTAACTGCAGACGAGGCGGTTGTAAGCGAGCAACCCGGGAACTGCAACCACACGGACGTTTGTGCCGGGGTAGATGATGTCGCCATCGGCAAGACCCTGCAAATCCACTTGGTTATACATGACACCGGTGTTGGCTTTCAATGCGCCAATCAAGGTGCGGAATACGTTCCAACCGCAGAAGATGACCAAGTCATTGCGGGTCAAGATGGCCTGTGGAATTTGGTTGTAGATGTTGTCAAATACGCTGATGACGTTGTTTGTGGTGATTGAAGAAACAGCACCAGTGTTGCCCGATACGGTTGAACCCGATGCAGCGTTCAAGATGGTCAACAAGCCTGTGACCAACGTAGAACCCGACCAGATTGCATTCTCCAACGCCTCGGCGATGCGGAGGGCTTTCTGCTCGGCAAAGGCTTGCTCAAAAGGAACGCCATCGTACGTTGAACCAGCGGTCAACTGCGACTGCATCCAGTATTGCTCCAATGAACGAGGGCAAAGAGCCTCTTGGATTTTCATCGGTGCAACGGTGATGTTGCGCTGGCTGAACGTGGTGGTTCCTGCCGCAGTCCATCCGCAAGCAGTACCAGCAGCAAGTGAAGCGTCCGTGTCCATCAAGTTGAGGGCGGCGGCTGACTTGATGCCCACCTGCTTGGTGAACAGGGCGGCAGTACGGGCGGAAAAGACCGCCTTGGTGATGAGGGGCAGCCGCTCTTGGTCGGTGTAAGCGGTTAGTGTAGAGAGAGAAAATGACATGGCTTTGTTTTTAGGGGGTTAAGATTAGTTAGATTTTTTAAGGGTTTGAATTGCTTGGGCAAGGGCGTTGAAGTTCTGCGCTGCGGAGGCTTTGCGTTGCTCCACGATAGCGGAGGCGGTAGGCTTGACGGTTTCGGTTGGAAGTTCGGCGACCTTTTCAACAATGTCGGTCATCGTTTCCATTTGGCTTGCAAATGCGGCCATCTTCTCCTTCATGGAGCCGAGTTCGGTGTATGCGGCCTTCAGTTCCTCCATGATGCTGACCAAGTGCTTCTTCACGATTTCTTCCACCATCGCAGGGTCAAGGGTTGGGTAGCCTTCGGCGATTTCACTCACCACTTCGCCTGCAACTTCGGGGGTTATCTCAGCAGCAACCTCCACCTCTTCGGCGGGCGCTGGGGCTTCGGCCACAACGACTTCGGTAATCTTGCCGCCTTCGGTTTTGACCACTCCAACGCCTTCAACGGTGTGTTCTCCATCAGGAGCGGGCAGGGTGGTGTCGTCTGCGATGACGTAAACGGGAGTCCCGGCAACGAGGTCGCCGTCCACACGGACAACAGTACCATCCACCAACTTGTAGTCGGCGAAGGCTTGCTTTTGGGTTGTGAACTTGCGGAGTTCAGTCCGCAAAGTGTCAATGGCTGATTTTAGGTTCATAGATTAAAGGGATTTGTAGGTTGGGTTGATATGTTGCAAAAAAGCGGTTAAATCGTCTGCGAGGCCAGCGAGAGCGACCTCCAGTTCGGTTCCTGTGTTCTTCATCCCGAACAAGCCCTCCACGGAGAAACCTTTGAAGGCATGGCGGTTCTCCCAAACCTCATCGTTCTCTACTTTGAACGAGCCGAACCAAGACCCGTCGGGGGTGTCCTCGTAGCCCTTGGGGGCAAGTACGCCCCGCTCTGCGTCGGTGATGTAACTTTCAAACATGAACACCCCATCCAGTTCGGCGTTGTGGTAGGCGTTCACATTGTGCTGGTTTCCTTGCTTGAAGTACTTCTGCACAATCTTGCGGATGGTCGCCTTGTCGAAAACCACATAGTACTCGCCGTAGGTGTCGTCCTTCCGGTAGATGGGCGTATCGGCAAGCATGAGCGGTCCAGTCAGCACCCTGCGTTCCCCCGTTTCGGCGAATCTTTGCGGGGTCTTGGCGAAGGCTTGGAAGGGCTTTTCAATGGCGGGCATATCAACGAGGGCGACAAACTGCACGCCTTCGTCCACTTCGTCCACGGTCATTCGGTAAACTGGAAGTTCCATGGTGGGATATGTAGAGGTTATCCTAATGTTGCAAATTCGGACAAGCGGCGCACCCTGCTGGTCGTCTGCTGGATGTCCCGCTCAACCACATAGGCCCGCATGGGTTGGGGCTGCTGACCCTGACCCGATGACAGGTCGCCCGTTCCGAGGTTGGTCGTTTGCGGGTTGGCGAAGATGGGCGGCGGGGTCATGCTTGCCCCTGCTGCTCCACCCATAACGCTCCCACCTGGTGCGCTTCCTCCACCCCCTTGGAATTGCGTCGCTTTAATCTTGGCCACATTCGCAAGACCTGCGGCAAGGGCAAGACCTGCCTCCACGAATCGCTGGCCTGGGAATACGGTTTCCGTGGGCTTGATGGCCAAGGCCGAGTTCACGGCAAGGTAGGTGCTGACAATGGCTTGGGCGATGCTTGCCGCTTTGGACACATTGAAGGCCCGCCGTTGGGCTTCTTCGCTCTTGCCTGCACTTGCTTGGATGATGTCCCCGATGACAGCGAAGGACTGCCCGACATATTTCTCACGAAGGGCGGCGAGGTCCGCTTCCCGTTGTGCTTGCCCCGCTGCTGACTTGGCTTCGGCATCGTTGCGCAAACGGATGTCCCGAAGATAGGCATCCCGCCTGCGGAGCATTTGGTCCTCTTGGGCTTGGTCCTGCTTCATGATGCGGTCCAGTTCCATCTCGTAGAGTGTGAGGTTCAAGTCCTCCACGAACTTGATAATGGCGTTGTTTTCCTCTTGGAGTTTCAGCAAGCGTTGTTTGGTGGCCTCTGCTTCGTCCTTGCGGCGTTGCTCCTGCTGGGCTTTGCGTTTGTTGTCAGCAGCAATGAGTGAATCGGTGTGCCTGTCGTATGCTTGGCGGTACTGCTCCAGTTGGGCTTCCTCCCGTTGCAGGGCCATTGCTTGCTCCGCTGCCCGCTGCTTCGGGTCGGGTAAGTTCAAGAACCGACGGACCGCTGCCGTGAGTTCGTCCCATTTCGCCACAAGCAGACCAACCGCCGCAACTGCTGCACCGATACCGGTAGCCAAGAGTGCAATCCGGAACGCCTTCATGGCCCCGGTGCTGGTTCCCACCGCTACGGCGTAGAGTGCTTGTGCCGCTGCTTGGCCTTGGGTGATTAGGATGGAATCCTTGTTGAGCAAGTTCGCCACCTGTTGCACCCCGTTGGCGAGGGCCATAGCCGCTTGGACCTTGACCAAGGACTTTTGCAGTTCTTCTTCCTCCGCTCCAAACAAAGCCGCCGCTCCTTGGGCGATTTGGAATCCCGCCGTGATACCTTGGATGGCCCCGACGAAGGTGTCAATGGTTCGGGTATCGGATGCGAGTTGCTTAATCCTCTGCTGCGTGTCCCCGATTTGGTCTTTCAGTTTTCCCGCTTCGGCTTCCATTTCACGGAACGCTTTCGTCCCGTCTTGGCCCGCAAGGGACATTTCAACCAACGCCTTTTGGAGTTCCCGCAGGCGGGTCTTTGCGCTGGTCGTGCCAGCGGCGGTGGAATCTTTAAGCCCTACTTCGAGGACTATTTCTTTGGTTACATCTGCCATGGTTATCCTTCGGAGGGTAGTTCGGGGTTTATGGGTGGTTCATATCCTGGGTCCACAGGGTCGGGGTCAATCGGACCGTTAAATAGTCCCGACGGGTCGCTTGCAATCGGCGTGGTCGTGGTAGCGGCAAACTCGGAAAGGTTGAGGATGCGGCGGAGCGTTACCCTGCACGGCTTCATCTGCCCAACGAGGTAGTCCCGAATCTCCAGCAACCGCCAACGGATACCGCCGTAGTATATCGGCTTGCGGAAGTCAAGTTGGTAAATGTCCACGCTTGAGAGCATCATCGTGAGTTCCAACTGCAACGCTTCCTGCGATACGGTTTCGTTGATGTAGTTGAGCCAGTAGGTGTTGTAGAGGTTGTTGTTCGTGTAGGCAAACGGATTCCCGCTAGCGTTGACGGCGTTGTAGTAAATCAAGCGAGGTTGTCCAAAAGCGAGGTCAACATTGGGAGCGTAGGGGTTGTCAATGTGGCTGACGAAGGGCAAATTGCTTTGGGAAACCGTTAACGCAAAACCATCGTTGTCAATGCCGTACCAATAGAGCCAAGGGGTTTGACCTGCAATGCGGTTGTACTGCGCTATTCGGTAGCCTGTTTGCAGGGGCTTGATGCTCCCACTTAAACGAGTGCCTTCTAAATCCCAAGTCCGACCGACCACTTTGTCGCAGGCAAACGATGCGGGGATAAGTGTGCCGCACAGGGTTTCCACCACCTTGTCCCCCTTGCCGTAAAAGTTGGAAGTGTTGAAGATTCGGCCGCCGTATCCTTCACGGGCCAAGGGGTAGGACTGCTTGTACGTCTTGGACAAATAATCGCCCATGTCCTTGTACTTGAATATCACATTGGTGTAGGCGTTGGGGTCGCCGTTGGTCAAGTTTTGTTCTGCATTCTCGTCCGATTTCTGCGACCAATCCACCACTCCCGAAGTGTAGAAATCCTTCCATGGCTCAATGTAGAGCAACTTCGGGTCTTGCGGGTCAGGCATGAATTGAAGGTTGAACATCTTCTGCAAATCTTGCAGGAGGTCGCTCTGCTTCACGTCAGCAGGCAAGGCGGTTCGCATGTCCAGCACTCCAATACTCACAGGGTTTGCGAGGCACGTCCATTGAATAGTTGAACCCGATGGAAGCGACATAATTGCGTTCCTGTCCTCCTTGTATTGAGCAATGACCCTTTGGTTTGCAAATAGTTGAACATTTTGGAAGGCCGCCGTTGTATCTCCGCTGACGGGGATGGTTACGGTTTGCGTTGCTATGGTTCCGCTTGTGTCAATATCAATCAAACGAAGTGTCCCAACGGCATTAAGGCCAAGGTTCGTTGTGGCGTTCTTAAATCCGAATTGCACGTTCCATTGCGTTGGTAGTGCTGGGGCGACAAAGGTGCTGGACGATGCAACCCAATACGATGGGCGGTCATAGTAGGGGGCGACTGAATCGTTTTGGAATACCATCTTGCTAAACGTGGTTCCAAAGGCGTTGATGCTTCCTGTTGTTTGGGCAAAGATGTTTGACCCCGACAAGTTCACAGGCATCGTGCCTGCCGCATACGGGATGACCAACTTGCTGAACAGGGATGAATTGAAGAAGTTGGAAGAATAGCGGAATCCCGCCTCGGTGAAGATTAAGTCAACCAGTTTCTTGACGTAAATGCTTGGCCCCAACTGCCACCACCCCGCCAAAAGATTCCCTTGGGTTAGGTCGCTAAATCCAACCGCATCCACAACCCCGTAAACGTACCCGCTGCTTGCCGAACCCGATGCCGTCCAAGTGCCGGAAACATGGCCGCTTGTTGGCGTGTGGTTCATGCCTGTCACGCCCGCCGTGTTGACGAGCATATTCCCCTCAATCGCTTTGAACAAAGACACGTTGTCGGTAAACAAGCCGACCTCGTAGGTTACCGTCCCCTTGGTCTTGCTCATGCTAAGCAACTGCAGCACACCCGAAAAGACCTGAACCCCATCCTCCCACATAGCGGCACGAATACGCTTGTTGGGTTGGAATCCACCCACAAAGGACTGGATGTTATATGCGTAGGCAAAGCAGGCCCGATTCGTCGGGGTGTTCGGCAGGGTGATGGTCTTGCTGAACGACCCCCGCTGCTTGGTCACATCCTCAATGTCGCCAATGGAATAGGTGACCGCAATATCCGTGCCGCCCATTGTGTCCAGCACATAGGCGAGTTCGGGCATGGCATTCAGCCCCGCAAAGCGCAGGTACAAACAATCAAAGCAGGCGTCCTCCTTGGCGGTTGCCCCGTCCGCATCGGCACGGGTGTTGAAGTTGTTCCACGCCGTTAGGTCGTCGATGAAGGTCGCCGTCGGGTAGGCTATCAGCGTTACGCTCATAGGATGTTATTGTCGTAGGCTACGGCTACCTCAATCTGCAACTGCGTGAGGCGGTCATTCCGTCTGGTTACAAATTGATACTGGTTAGCATTCACCACCGCTTCCACAAGGGTTCCACCGAGTTCGAGCCATACATACCCGCTGCGTACCATCTCAATCAACCACTCGGATTCGGCATCGGTGAGCCAATCGCTATTCAAAGCGTACACGAAGTCAAAGGACCCCGCCCAAACTTTGTTGTAGGTCGTGGTGGCGTACACATCGGAGTTATACCCGAAGACCTCCCGCTGGATGTTGGCCCGCTTCCTGTTCTTCATCGTGAAGGTGTAGGAATCAATCCCGCCGTACTTGTTGACGAAGTGAACGGGGATGGAATCAAACCGCTGGCAGGGGCCGATGACATAAGTGAAGGGAACCGTTGCGTTTCCACCCACATCAGTAAAAAAGATTGTGTAAAACGCACCCTCGGCAGTTGGGAAGTTGACTGAACCAGCAAGCCCATCTTGACATTGTCCCGAAGTCAAGGCCGTGATGTTTAATGGCCCAGAGCCAAAGCGGAAGATGGTAGAACCCGATGCAGACCCGATGCTGACATCGTAAGTCCGAACCAATGAACCGCCCGCCGTGTAGTAGGTAACCGTTGCGATAATGTCTTGGGGGTCTGAAAATCCCGAACCAACGCCTTGACAAAGCCATCCATAAGAGTTTGCATTTACAACCCTGCGAACATTCGTTGCAAGGCTTCGGCTGACCGCATCAGCAAATCCTCCACCTGCAGGGAAGTACAGGCCGCCACTCCACCCCGCCAACTCCAACTGCTCCAAGTTCCCCGCAAAAGCCATGACCCCGCTGACCGTTGTGGTCGCTCCCGTGACG